CAGCAAGCGATGTTAAAGTCTTATGCCGAAGTTGCAAGGCAGATTCAAGTCAAAGGTAACAAACAAGCCCTTGACGATATGATGAAAGACATTCTGACCTATGAACAGCAACGTGCGCAAATCGCCGAAGAATACGCCAAGAAGCGTGAAAGCCTATATGAAACGGATAAAGACGGGAATAAGAAACTCCGCAAGGGTGTCACACAAGGGAACGTGGATGAACTGAACCGTGCCGAAACAGAGGCGTATCAGAAAATTGATGAACAGTTCGCCCAACGTGAAGAAACATATAATGCTTGGTGTGAGAAGATAGCCGACATGACCCTTGAACAGTTGAAGCAGGTATTGGAGCAAGCGGAAAAGGAACTTGAAGAACTTGAAAAGAACGGAGGTTCTTCTGATAAGTTGTCCGTTGCCCGTGCAAAGGTATCAACGGCTAAAAAAGGAGTGGAAAAAGCGCAAGCGGAAAACGATGTCAGCCCCGATAAACGTTCAATCAAAGAGTGGGAAGATTTGTATAAAACGCTTCAAGAATGTGAACGGGAGTTTGAGAGTATCGGCGACACAGTTGGCGGCGTGGCAGGCGAAATCATTTCAACGGCTGGCAGCATTATGACCGCTTCTCTGTCAATGATAAACGGCATTGTTCAGCTCGTGAATATATCTGCAACCGGTATTAAGGGAACAGCGACAGCGGCGGCAACAGCCATTCAAACGGTAGAAAAGGCTTCTGTCATCCTGACTATCATATCGGCTGCAATGTCAATAGCAATGCAGATTGTAAACCTATTCAACAATGATGACAAGAAGCAAGAAGAAATTGAAGCCCTGCAGGACAGAATAGACCAACTTCAATGGGAATTTGACAATGCAGATATTGTGCGGTTACAAGAAAACAGCGGGAAAGCGGTTGAACGTGTGAAACGGGCTTTATCCGAGACTTACAAAGAACTCCTGAGAAACAAAATCGCTGTCAATGACGTAGCGGGGGCTTGGCGACTTCTGTTCAGCAACGTTTCAAACAACGCTGAACTGCTTCAAAAGACCGCTGAGAAACTCGCCACGGAGTATGCAAATATCGCTTACACGGCTGACAAGGCTCTCGGGGGTGAAAAATACAGTAACGCCCAAGAGCAGCTTAAAAACCTCGCCCAGCAGCAACTTCTTATTCAAGAACAAATCAGAAACGAAGAGGATAAGAAAGACACGGATCATGGCAAGATTGATGAATGGAACAGAAAAATTGAAGAACTCGGTTCACAAGCTGTCGCCATCATCAACGACATGGTAGAAGACATTATCGGTGGTTCAAGTTCAGATATAGCCAAAGAACTCGGAGACGCTTTTTTTGAAGCGTTTCAAGCGGGAGAAGATTACGCCGAGGCATGGGGCGATAAGGTCAAAGACATCGTGGCTGACGTGATGAAAAGAATGTTGGTTTCCAAGTTTCTTGAAGAACCTCTTGGGGAGATATTCGACAAGTACAAGGCTAAATGGTTCAAGGACGGTCAGTTTGTCGGTCTTGACGCTGTTATTCAATCTATGAGTGGTTTCGCTTCTGACCTGAACGCTGTTGGGGCTTATTTTGCCAAGATATGGGAAACCCTCCCTGAAAGCGTTAAATCAATGTTTGAAGTCACGGCAGATGCAACCCGTGAAGCCTCTCAAAAAGGTATTGCCACAGCTTCGCAAGAAAGTGTTGATGAATTGAACGGACGTGCGACAGCCATTCAGGGGCACACGTATTCAATCGCTGAGAACACGAAAATCATTCTTTCTGTCGTGAACATGATTTTACAGTCAGTATTGAACATTGAGAAACACACCGAAAACATGGCAGGACGCATTGAACGCATTGAAAGCTCAGTCAAAGAGACAAAAGATACAGTTAACGATTTCGCCTTGAAAGGCATAAAAATGATATAAGTATGGAAGACATTATTAGACAAGTTTACGCCCAATGGAGGGTTGCCAAAGAGCAAGCCCGGCAGGAGTGCGATAGCCGTTCCCTGCCAAATATGGCAGAGAAATACCGTATGTGTGATATGTTCAAAGGCACGGAAGATTTACAGAGCCTTATACGGCTGTTCACAAGCCCACAAGGTATGGAGTTCTGTATCAAACACCGTTTCCCGAATATAGCGACTTTCAGGCTGTTCAAGCCGTTCAACCCCGAGAAGTACGGTGTTTACATTGATGCGGGTATAATCACGCTGAGAAACCCGGAAAAAGCGGTTCTTATCGGGCGTACAAACGCAACGATAAACTGTGACACGCTTGAACGCCATGAAATTTTTCTTCTTCACGGGGCTAAAGCGTTCATCAACGCCTCGGGCTGGGCGGTTGTTTCCGTCAAGGGGTCAACGGGTTGCCAACAAATTCGTAACGTGTCAGGAAATGCGGTAATATTATGATGTCAGGACGATTTTACATAGACGGTAAGGATGCGTTCACAGAGTACGGCATCTATGTTCAGGAGGGGGGCTACAACGAACTTGTGGCGTTCCCGCCTCTGAAAGCGGTCACAAGCAACGACTGGCAGGAAGAAGACGGCATAGAACCTGACTTGTCAGAACCTACCTTGAACACGAAGGAATTTTCCTTAAAAATTGTTCTCTCAGGCATGGATTACCGTTGGGGAGGCTTCATAGAACGATTGTCAGACAAAGCCTATCATACGTTTGATTTCAGGGAGATAGGACGTACTTACCGCCTTCGTCTTGTGTCAAACCCTAACACGGATTTGGCAACGCTTCTCGGTTTCATCACGATAAAGCTTGCCGATGATTTCCCTTTGGACGGGTACACCTACAAAGAACCTGAAAGCACTGTTCCCGGCTCTGATTATTATGAACTTGACGGGAAACCGTTCTCAGTTTATGGGGTTCATGTGTTGGAGGGAACGCTTAATGAAATAGAGAAATCGCCGAATGTCAAGACCAGCCTCCTGCGCAATATCAACAAATTGAACGGGGCTTTGTATGACGGGGAAAAAGTGACCTATAAGGCAAAGGACGTAAAGATAAACTGCCTTATGAAAGCCGCCTCACTGACTGAACTGTGGCGCAACTATAACGCTCTGTTGTATGACCTTGTGCGTCCTGAACAACGGCTGTTATACTCTGATGAAACGGGATATGAATACCCCTGCCATTATAAAAGCTGTTCCGTGTCCGAGTTTTACGCCTCTGATAAAATATGGCTCAAATTTACCGTTACCGTATGCTTCATTTCATTCAGGCTTGAAGACGATGAATTTGTGCTTGCCACGGAAACACGGGATTTGGTTGTGACAGAAGACGGGGAGTTTGCGATTGACTTACGAAAAAGAATATGACATTATGGGATTGAAAAAAATTAAAATCAGCGAATTAACCCTTTCCGACAATCTGAAAGGATTATACACTATCGGCGTTAAGCTGATAAATGGGGTTCAAACGAGCGTCAAGGTCAGTCTGGAACACATTCAGACCGCCTATGAAAATGCCGTAGCCGCAACGAAAAAAGCCGAGACAGCCGCCAATAGTGCGAACACCGCAGCGGGTTCAGCCAACAGTGCCGCTTCCTCTGCCAACAGTGCGGCTACGAAAGCAAACACGGCGGCGGGAAACGCTGACAAGGCAACCGCAGCAGCAAATACCGCCACAACCAACGCAAACAATGCGGCAACAAAGGCAAATACCGCCGCTTCCAATGCGGACAAAGCCCGTGAAGATTTAGAAGAGATAAAGGAAGCCGCCGTGACCGCCACCAACTCAGCCAACAGTGCCGCTTCCTCTGCAAACAATGCCGCAACGAAAGCTAATAAGGCGGCGGGGAACGCTGACACGCAAGCTGACCGGGCAAAGGAACAGGCTGACAACCCGCCCAAAATGGGAGACAATGGAAATTGGTGGAAATGGGATGAAGCTCAGAAAAAGTATGTCGATACAGGTGTGCTCGCAAAAGGCGGCGTGCTGTACCCGACATTCAGCATAGACGATGATGACATGATTCTATACATGGAATTTGAAGATGAAGTAAGCGACAAACTTATCAAGTTTGATGAACAGACGGGAGAACTTTATTTGAATGTTGGATAACTTAAAGTTACACGAATATGACAAAGATACCTTTAGGGAAAGTGGCGTTTACGGACGCAGGTTCTTATAACGCCGGAAAGACTTACAAGCGGTTTGACTTTGTTGACACGGAAGACAGTTCCTATTTGTCGTTACAAGACAATAACAAGGGACACGCCATCACTGAAACCGCTTGGTGGAAATGCCTCGCACGGGGCACAAAAGCCACAGAAGCCGCAAAAAAAGCCAACGATGCGGCAGCATTGGCAAACGAAAAAGCTATGGCGGCAGATACGGCGGCAGGGCGTGTGAATGCTGCAATAACGCAAGCCAATACCGCTGCCACAAACGCTCAACAACAAGCGTCAGCCGCAGGAGAAGCGGCGGCAGAAGCAACGGAAAGTGTGGCTGAAATGAACGCCGCCCTCGCCCGTTTGGAAGAATTGGAGCAGACAATCACGGCTAAAGACCGTAAACAGCCAACGGGAATGACATTAGAGTTTCCTAAGAAAATAACCAAAGGGAACAAAGACATTCTGAGAGTAACAGCTACCCTATCCCCGGCGGGAACGGGTAACAATGTCCTTTTCTTGGGCGATGACAAAGCGGTTTCCGTTGCCCCTGACGGTTTTCTGACCGTGAACAGTGTCGGCATAAGCAAAATACACGTCATCCCGACAGAAAACACAAGCATTTATCGAACCATTGATATTGAAGTCGTTCCGCAGTCTGTCAGGCTTTGTACAAAATCAACTTTGCGCCTGACCGCAAATGGCAAATTCAGGTTCAATTAAAATAATTTTTCAACAAATAAAACTTTTAAATTATGGCACTATCAACAGATGAAGAAAACAAAGTAAGGGAAATCATTGAAGCGTTCACAAACGGAAAACGATTGAGTGACCTGCCTGACGTTTCAGGCGACAACCCGTTCAAACTGTTATGTGAAGTATTGGAAGACGGGGAAAGCAAGAAAGCGGCTCTCGCAGCCATGTTGCCCTACATGGAAGAAAACTGTATGTACGGCATTGAATATGATGTCACGGTATCATCCCCTGACGTTACCCGTATCGGTAATATGTCACTTCATAAATCCCTACCCGTACACAACCGCATGAAAGGCTGTCTTCTTGATGACAACGGGAACGTGGTTGAATATCTCAACCCATCGGATTGGACGGGTCAGACCCGTGACGGCTCACGTGGGCAAGTCATGGTTGAACTGCCGATGTATTATCGCAAGTTTGAAACAGAGGGTAACAAACGCCGTGTGAAGTTCTCTGAATACCCTCTGCCCGGCTATCATCAAGTGAAGAAGAAATACGTTTCGGCTTATGAGGCTTCCGTACAGCGTTCAACAACCAAACTATGTTCAGTTGTGAATGACGGTGCGGATTACAGGGGCGGTGGCAATCAGTCAGATTGGGACAACACATACCGTTCCGTACTTGGAAGACCCGCAACGTCTATTTCACGTACCAACTTCCGAGCCTACGCCCGGAAAAGAAAGCCGTCAACAAAAGAATGGAACTGTATGACATACGACATTCAGAAAGACATTTATTGGCTGTTTGCCGTTGAATACGCCACACTCAACTCACAAAAGGCGTACAACGCCGCAAAAGACAGCAACGGCTATGCACAAGGCGGTCTCGGAGACGGGGTTACAACACTTGACAGCGGCAAATGGAACACGTTCAACGGTTATTATCCTTTTATCCCTTGTGGCTATACGGATGAACTCGGCAACGGAACAGGCGAAAAAGAATATACCATGCCCACTGAATATGACACTTCTTCAAAGAAAGTCAAAGTGTGCCGTTATCGTGGTATCGAAAACCCGTTTGGGCATATTTGGCAGTGGACGGACGGTATCAACATTCAAATACAGTCAGCCGCCGCAGGAGGGTTGAGCAAAGTTTTTGTCACTGATGACCCCGAGAAGTTCAATGACAGCAATTATACGGGTTATTCCCATGTCGGCAATGAAGCCCGCACGGAGGCTTATGTGAAGTCAGTCATTTTCGGAGAGGGAGGCGAAATCATCCCTGATGTTGTCGGGGGCGGTTCTACGACTTATTTCTGTGATTACCACTATACCAACATACCAAGTTCAGGCGAAGTGTTACGTGGTGTCCGGTTCGGCGGTAACGCGTCTAGCGGTGCGACTGCGGGTCTCGCCTTTGCGTTCTCGTCTCACGCCCCCTCGGCTGCGGGTGCGTACGTCGGTTCTCGCCTTTGCTTTATCCCCACGCCAGCGTAACACGCTTTGAGTGATAACCTTTTCCCTGCCTCTTTGTGGGGCAGGGTTCAAATAATAACAGTATAAAACAATGATTGAAGAAATGAACAACATACCAAAAGAAGATGACGGAAGCCTCGCTTTCCTTAATATCCCGAGAGATGAAAACAGCAGGAGTTTCAATTGTGATGAAACGACACAATCAAAACTCGTAAACACCACGTTTTGGGTGGTTGATTTCATTGAAGAAGTTCCTACAAGGTTCAGCAAGGCTAAGGGTGTCAAGGGTCAGACGCTTGTAAAAATCAAGCCATCCAAAGACAGTTTGGAATCAGATGCCAAGAAATTTTTCACGGGTTCATCCGATATTCTTTATGTCTTGAAGAAAATCAAAGAAATGAATAAGTTTCCCCGAAAGGTTACTTTGAGAGGGAACGGAAACAGGTATTATTTTGAATGAGAACACAATGAGATAACAAAATAAAAGGTGGGTCATTCTTGTGGTGTCCTGTTCGGCGGTAACGCGTCTAACAGTGCGACTGCGGGTCTCGCCTTTGCGTTCTCGTCTCACGCCCCCTCGGCTGCGAATGCGTACATCGGTTCTCACCTATGCTTTAAAATTGGTTTTGACAATATGAAACAAAATAAAAGAATGACAGCCTTGCCACTTGGCAAAAGATTTCAAGCAAACCTCCTAAAAGTGTTGGTAGGAACGCCTGTTGTATGGGCTACCGAAAACTCTGACTAAGAAAAGCAAAGCAGAAGTATGAAAAGAATAGGAAACTTATATAAGACCATAATCTCCGTTGAGAACTTGCGGGAAGCTGACAGAAAGGCTCGCAAGGGTAAAACGCACACATACGGGGTCAGGGTTCACGACAAGAACCGTGAAGCGAATATTCTTGCCTTACATGAAGCCTTGCTGACAAAGACGTTCAAAACCTCTCCTTATGATGTCTTCACGATTTTTGAACCAAAGGAAAGGCTTATTTTCCGTCTTCCGTACTATCCCGACAGAATAGTACATCACGCAATTATGAATGTTCTTGAACCGATATGGGTCAAAACATTCACGCACAATACTTATTCTTGTGTCAAGAAACGTGGTATAGAGGGGTGCGCCCATCAAGTTGACAAGATAATAAAGGAGTTTGAGGGAAAGCCCTTATATTGCCTGAAAATTGACATCAAGAAGTATTATCCCTCAATCAGTCACAATGTGATGAAAAGACTGATACGCCGTAAAATCAAGGACGCTGACCTGTTGTGGCTTCTTGACGAAATCATAGACAGCGCACAAGGTCTTCCAATCGGGAACTATCTCTCACAATATCTCGCAAACCTGTATTTATGCTATTTCATGCATTGGGTAAACGAGTGTTTGCCGGAACTTGTCAGAAAGGCTTTGAACCTGAAAGAAAAGCCATATATCAAAGCGATTGAATACGCTGACGATATACCGTTCTTGGCTGAAAGCAAGGACGTTCTTCATCAGGTTTTCAAGTTCATAAAAGAATATATCGAGGAAGAACTTGAACTAAGTATTAAAGGCAATTATCAGATATTCCCTATCGCAAAGAACCGTTATGACAAACATGGGCGTGCGCTTGATTATGTCGGTTATTTGTTCTTTCGGAAACAGAAACTTATCCGCAAGAGCATTAAGAAGAATTTCTGCCATACCGTCTCACGGCTAAACCGCCGCAAACCTCCGCTTGACGCAAAGGCTTATAAGCAGGCTGTCGCCCCGTGGCTCGGTTGGGCGAAACATAGTGATAGTAAACATTTATTAAAAACAATCATTAAACCGTGTTATTATGATAGCATTTTATGACAATCAGCCGACCAAATTGGAGGCTGTCGGAAACGGAAGTTACGTTTACCGCTTCAACATTCAGAAAGTTGAAAAACCCGCCACCGTTGAACCAAGCGAACTCGCTTCTGACGATGAAGCCCCGGTTCAGGAACAATGGAAATGTGAAGAAGTTACCGTGTGGGCTCCGCTTTCTTCAAACAAGATAACTGAAACAGTTATCACGGAGAAATGGGACAACAACCGGGAACAAAAACTTGTGAATGAGTTCAACGCAGCGAACCTCGGTATGATTGGAGGGGCGAAGTCAAGCGAGGAAGCCAAGGCAAAGATTGAGGCATACAAAGCCTATCTATCCGAACGTGCTACCCTGAAAGCGCAAGTGGATGCAGACTGCCTTGAATACGGTATTCTGTAACTTGTAAAAACCGCTTCCCGTCACGTTATTCAAACATAAAATGTGACGGGAAGAATGGTTATTCTTGAAAAAGCCTTTTTTAGCCCCGTAGAACGCTCAAAAAGTGATTACAATATAATCACACCATTTTAAAAAGAAAGTTCAACCACGGGGAAATTCGGGAAAAATAACTCAAAGTTTTTAGTAGTATGATAATTTACAATAATGCCGGAAGCAAGGTTCTTGAAATCGAGGTTGACGATAACAGTTACCGCAATAGGGCTGTCATGGGAGACCATAGTTTAACGTTGTATTATTCGCTCCCTGAACACGTTGAAATCCCAGTAGGCTCTTACTGTGAGTTTCAAGGCGAAACGTTCACGCTCAAACGCCCGGAGAATTTCAAGATGAAACATAAAAGATTGTTTGAATACACGGTGCTTTTTGACCCGCCCGAAGCAAACGCAAAAGTTTGGAAATTCAGAAACCCGGTTGACGGACGTTTGAAATTTTCGTTGACTGCAAAGCCACATGAACATCTTCAAATGTTTGTTGACAATATGAACCGCCGTGACAAAGGATGGATGGTTGGCGAATGTATTGACGGTGTTGAAACCCTGATTGCCTATGACCATGATTTTTGTATTGACGCTCTAACCCGCATGGCTTCAACGTTCAAGACAGAATACGAGTTTACGGGAAAACGTGTGTCATTACGTAAGATTGAATACAACAAAAGTAACCCCCTCCCGCTGTCTTATGGATGTGGCAACGGGTTCAAGCCGGGTGTCGGACGTTCAAATACGGGAGACAACCCGCCAACGGAAATTTTGTTCGTTCAAGGCGGTACGGACAATATAGACCCGTCAAAATACGGTTCTTCCGAGCTTCTTCTTCCCAAGAACCAAACACTCGCTTATGACGGCGAACATTTTGAAGATGAAGACGGCTTCATAGCCAAGAACGCCCGCCGTTATGTCGTTGATGAAGCAGGGCTTTCAATACGCCGTGATGACAAACAACTGTCATCACTCGCCGAAGATAGTCTTGACTGTTCTGAGATTTACCCGAAACGTGTCGGTACGGTCAACACGGTTGTAGTTGTTGATGAGAAAAACAACTTTTATGACATTGTTGACACGTCAATCCCATCTTCACTGAATTATGAAGAATGCTTGATAGAGGGGGAAACTATGACCGTTGTTTTTCAGACGGGTATGCTTGCCGGACGGGAGTTTGAGGTTAAATATTACCATAATGCCGTTAAAGGAAAGGCGGCACGCCGTTTTGAGATTGTTCCCGCAGACATAGACGGGCAAACTATGCCAAATACCACATTCGCCCCTAAATCGGGCGATAAGTATGCCGTATTCAAATGTATGCTTCCCACTGCTTACATTTGTGATAATGCCACGAAAACAGGCGCATCATGGGATATGTTCCGGGCGGCTGTAAAATGCTTGTTTGATAATGAAGACCTGAAATTCACTTTTACGGGAGAACTTGACGGGATATGGTCGAAAAAAGATTGGGTAAACATCGGGGGGCGCATCAAACTCGGGGGATATATCCGTTTCTCTGACGATCAGTTTCAGAAAGACGGCGTTCTCGTGCGTATAACGGGTATAAAAGATTATATCAATAAACCGCACAGCCCCGTGATTGAACTTTCAAACACAACGGTAAGCGGCAGTGTTTCATCAACATTGAATGACCTGAAAAGTGAGGAAGTCATCGTTGATGACCTACATCGTGACGCTATTCAATTCACTAAAAGACGGTTTAGGGACGCAAAGGAAACAATCAGCATGTTGGAAGAAGCATTGCTCGACAATTTCACGAACTCAATCAACCCGATTGCCGTTCAAACGATGTCAATGCTTGTAGGCGATGAAAGTCTTCAATTCCGTTTTGTGAACTCAAAGACAAACCCCGTCCCGGTTACGCACAGAATTGTCTATGACAATGAGACGAAACAACTGACAGCGGCAGCGGGTATCATACAACACATGACCCTCGGTATCAATACGGTCAGTGCATCGCACAAGGTTTCGGAATATAAATTTTGGGATATGACAGCCTACACAAGCGCAGTGCTTGATGACGGTAAGAAGAAGTATTATTTGTATGCAAAAGTCTCAAAGACGGCACAAACAGGTGTTTTCACCCTGTCTGAAAATGCAATCAAATTAGAGGGTGTTTCAGGCTTCTATCATCTTCTTGTCGGTGTCCTGAACTCTGAATATAATGAAGAACGGAGTTTTGTCACTCTGTACGGTTTTACAGAAATCCTTCCGGGACGTATCACGACAGACAGGATTGTTTCCACAGACGGGAACACTTATTTTGATTTATTGAAAGGTATCATATCCGGGCAAATAAAGTTCAAATCAGGTTCATCGGGCTTATATGAACTTGATGAATGGGAAGCCGTGAACGGTTTGATAACTCAGGCTCAGAACACCGCCAACGCCGCCGTTGAGAGCGCAAAGAACGCCAATACCGCCGTTGGAGATTTAAACGACTATGTGGACGGTGCGTTCGCTGACGGCATTATTACGGAAGCGGAAGCGAAAGCGATTGAGAAGTACATCAA